AAGAACTTTCAGATAGATTTGTTTTAATCGGCATACCTCACATAATAGAAATTAAATGTATAAGGAATAAAAAATGGCAAGCGTAGTAGATATATGTAATTCAGGTTTAAACCTATTAGGTGCATCAACAATAAGTGCATTAACTGATGATAGTAAAAATGCTAGATTGTGTAATCAAAGATATGAACCAGTAAGAAATAGAGTTTTTCGTGGTCATGCTTGGAATTGCTTACATAAAAGAGTTCAATTAGCTCAAAACAGTACAGCTCCTATTATTGAATACAGTTATGCTTACGCATTACCTAGTGATTGTTTAAGAGTATTAAAAATTCACAACGGAACAACAGACAGTATTGCAGCAGCTTTAGATTATAAATTAGAAGGCAGAAATATTGTAACAGATGAAGGAACTGTTTATTTAATTTATATAGCTTTAGATACTGATCCAAATAATTACGATACTTACCTTCAAGAAAGTATTTCACATCAATTAGCAGCAGACATTGCTTATGCTGTAACCAACAATGCTACTCTTGCTAAAAATTATATGGAGAGAGCAGATGAAAGGTTAAGAGAAGCAAGATTTGTAGATGCTACAGAAAATAGTTTAGGAACTATAGAAAGTTCTGAATTTACAGATGCAAGACTATAATAATAATGACGACAGCAGCTTTTGATCCAAGAAATTTAGAAAAATATTCAGAACCAAAATCATTACTTCATTTTCAATGGGGGGATGAAACAAAAGTTTATAGATACGCATTAGTCGAAATTATTAATGAACTTGACATTGACGCAACTACTAAATGCAAAAAAGAAGAACAAGGTTTAACTCAACAACAAATTTTTAAAAAAATATGCCAAGAACAACATTAGCCTTAACCTCTTTTGTATCTGGAGAATTTTCTCCTAAAATGGATGGCAGAACAGATTTTGATAAGTATAACTCTGGAGCAAAAACTTTAGAAAATTTTTTAATTCATCCTCAAGGATCTGCGACTAGAAGAGTTGGTACTCAATATATTGCTGAAGTTAAAACATCTTCTTTAAAAACAAGATTAATACCTTTTGAATTTTCAACAACTCAAACTTATATTTTAGAATTTGGAAATACTTACATAAGATTTTATAAAGACAAAGGACAAATAATATCTGGTGCTTCACCTTACGAAATTTCTACTCCATATTTAACAGCAGAATTATTTGAAATAAAATTCGCTCAATCAGCGGATGTTATGTATATCACTCATCCAAATCATGAAGTGATGAAATTATCAAGAACTGGTCATACAGCCTGGACATTATCTGAAGTAGAATTTACTAATGGACCTTATCTTGCAGTCAATACTACAACAACAACTTTAACTCCAGCTTCTGCTGGTGTTGCTACTGGTGTTAATATAACTGCTTCTGCAATTACAGGAATAAATAGTGGTACTGGATTTCAAACTACCGATGTTGGAAGAATAATTGCTTTTAATAGTGGTATAGCAAAAATAACTGCCAGAACAAATACAACAGTTGTTGTTTGCACAATTACTACAGCTTTTACTAATACAGATGCTACAGTTGGATTTTATCTTGGAGCATTTTCAGATACGACAGGACATCCATCTAGCGTTTCTTTCTTTGAACAAAGGTTAGTTTTTGCTGGAACAACATCTGAACCACAAACTTTATTTTTTTCTAAAGCTGGAGATTATGAAAATATGACCTCTGGTACTAATCCTAACGACGCAATGATTTATACGATTGCATCTAATCAAGTTAATGCCATTAGATATATGAAGGCTGTTCGAACTTTAGTTGTTGGAACAACTGGAGGTGAATTTACTGTATCAGCAGATGGTACGGATGCTTCTATAACACCAACAAATATTACAATTAAAAGACAGTCATCTTTTGGTTCAGCTAATGTGGATGCTATTCCAGCTGGTAATGCAATTTTGTTTTTACAAAAAGCTAAAAGAAAAATTAGAGAATTACAATACAATTTTGATAGTGATGGTTATCAAGCTCCAGACTTAACAATATTAAATGATGTTGTTACAAATACTGGAATTAATGAAATGGTCTATCAGCAAGAACCAGATAGTATTATTTGGTGTGTAAGAGACGATGGAGTTTTAGCAGCATTAACTTATCAAAGATCAGAAAATGTTGTTGCCTGGTCAAGACATATTATAGGCGGAAGATTTAATGAAGCTACTATTACTGTTAGTGATTATGCCAATATTGCTGTAGGAACAAAATTAACATTAACTAAATCAGATGGTACATCCGTTGTTTTTACATCAGAAGCAATAAGTGGTTCTGCACCATCAGAAACTTTAGGATTTAGACCAAATCAAGATAACGATACAACAGCAGATAATATTTACACAGCAATTAATGCTCATGCTGATTTTATAGTTTCTAATCCTGCGGCTAATATTGTTATAGTAAGAGAAACTACACATAGCGGTACAGGATTATTAAAAATTGTAAGTACAGATACAACAAGATTAACTACAACAGATGAAAGCGAAGCTGTTGTCGAAAGTGCAGCAACTGTTTCTGGAATTTTAACAGAAGATGAATTGTGGGTTATTGTAAAACGAACAGTTAATGGCTCAACAAAAAGATATGTAGAATGTTTTTCAGTTTTCGACTTTGATGAAACATCTGCAACAGATTTTAAATTTTTAGATAGTCATTTATCTTACTCTGGATCTTCTACTTCAACATTAACTGGTTTAGGTCATTTAGAAGGTCAAACAGTTGGGGTATTAGCAGATGGAGCAGCTCACGCAAATAAAATTGTAAGCTCTGGATCTATAAGTTTAGATCGAGCTGCAACAAAAGCTTGCGTTGGCTTATCTTATGATTCAATTTTACAAACAATGAGAATTGAAGGTGGAGCAGCTGAAGGCACATCGCAAGGTAAAACAAAAAGAATTTCAAAAGTAGTTTTAAGATTATTCGAAACTGTTGGTGTAAAAGTTGGACCAACATTAACAAATTTAGAAACTATACCATTTAGAACAACGTCATCACTTTTAAGTAATCCTGTTGATACGTTACTAGCTGGAGATAAAGAAATAGAATTTAGAGACGATTATAACTCAGATGGATTTATATTTATAAAACAAGACCAGCCTTTGCCTTGTTCAATATTAGCAATATATCCAACTCTAGTTACGTCTGATGGATAAATTTGAGATTGTTCCTTACGAAAGTGTACATGGAGACGATATTATAACTTTTGGTATGAATGATAAATTAATGGAGATTGACGCAGAATTTACAGAGAATAGAATTGATATTGCGTTACCTGGTTTATCTTACACTTTACTTGTTAATAATAATCCTATTTGTAGTGGCGGCATTTATCCTCTGTGGGATGGTGTTGCTGAAGGCTGGGTTATGTCAAGTAAAAGAATATTTGATTATAAAATTAAAGCAGCTTCTTTAATAAAAAGAAGATTAAATTTACTCTGTAACAACAATAAAATTAAAAGATTACAAACATCAGTTAAAGCTAATTTTGAAACAGGAATTAGATTTGCTGAATGGCTTGGATTAAAAAAAGAAGGTTTAATGGTTCAATACGGACCAGATGGATCTGATTATTATAGGATGGCAAAAATATATGAGCTTCATAGGTAACTTAGCAGCAGCAAGTTCTGCAAAAGCAATCGGTAAATATAACGCAAGTGTTTATACTCAACAAGCTGCTTATGAAAAACAAAAAGCTTTAGCTAAAGAACGTGTTTATCAAAATGTTGAAAAACCAAGATTCATAGATCAACAAGATCAACAATACGCAAATTTCTTTGTATCATCTTTAAGATCTGGTGCAGAAATGAGAGCTGGTACTACTCCATTTTTTGTTGCTTTAAAAAATAAACAATTACAATCTTTTGATTTAGCAATCGCAGATTACAACAGTAAAGTTGCAGTCAACGATCAAATTAATCAATCATTGTTATTGCAAGGCAAAGCTCAAGGCGAATTATTTAAAGGTAAAATGACAGCTAATACTGAATACGCAAAAGCTGCTGGAAGTTTATTAAGCATGGGTTCTCAAAGTTATAATGCTGGAAGGTTAGTAATCGTATAATGGCAAAACTAGAAATTTTTAATAGTAAAGTTGCCGTTAAAGAAAGTGTAACACCACTAACCTCAACTCTTGCTTTACCATTTTCTTTAGCAACACAAAGAGGTGCTGCTATAACTGCTGTAGCTAAATCAATCGCTGATATTCAAAAAGATATGTATGCTATTGAGGATCAGAATAATTATAATAAAGTTTTACCTGAATTTTCTCTTGAGGTACAAAAAAAATATACAAAATATAAAGATAGTTACGATACTAATGCTCCTAATAAATTAATAAAAGATCTTCAACCAAGTAATTTTAAAAAGTTTTTAGAAGGTCAAAGTGGACCAGTACAAAAGTTATTGAAAAATAAGCTTGCTGAAAGTGCATCTTTATTAGTTCCAAAACTTAATGGACAAATTTCAACAAACAATATTGAGAG